CTGATTGGATTGTAAAAGCTATTGAAGAGCAGCTAGAGGGATTAGAGCTATTAAAATATTTTGATTACACTATTGAACCCCTGGAGGCAAACTAATGGAATATATAAAAAGCTTAGCAGATCCAAGCGGATCAGATCGGAATAATTGTGCTCTTAATGCCATGAGTATAGTTTTTAATAAACCATATTATAGCGTCGCTGAGACGTTTAAAACCCTGGGCAGGGATAGGGGTAAGGGGGTTAGTGTTCGCATGATTACACAAGCTTTAAATGCTTTTAAACACTATCCAGGAGAGGCGGATATAAACAACTATCAAATGCCTACAAAATTAAAGATGTCATTAGCTAAGTTTGCTAAGCAATATCCGAAGGGTAAATACTACGTAATAAAATCTTGCCATGCCCTTGCACTTATTGATGGTATATGGTATGATAATCAAACCCCTAATCCCAGGGCATACGTTAAATACTTTTTTAAGGTGGATTAAATGGAACGTAATTATTTTTGTAATGGTGAGTGGTTTACCACTTATGAGAGTGCCAGGGCATATGCTGATAGTGTAGTGCTATTGACACGTAAGTACAATGTAGTTTATACTAGAGCGGAGATGGATTCTATGGTGCATAATATGGTAGACTCTGTTATCGGATCAATCAACCATGAATTGGAGTGTGGAAAATGATGAGTACAATCAATCACTTAAAGAGATGTGCGGATATACTGTGGAATAATTTTGATGATGAGATTAAAGAGGAGCGAGACTGGTTTTATGCCTTGCGTAGGTGGGAGATTAACTTTACCCTGGATGATGATAGAGAAAGCATTGTTGCCTATCGTCGCAAAGGATGTGAGACTGATTGGAGCGATTACATTGTACTATCAGAAAGGACTAGAGAATGGAAGACAATAGTTTAAGTAAGTGTAATATATGCTTGTGTGATTTCTCATTAGATGGTGAGGGAGGAATTGATGGATATATTGGAATGTTATATTTTAGTTTGTGTCCTACTTGTTTTTCTGGCATAGTAGATATGTGTGATCAATTAAGAGAAGGATTTGAAAATGAATAACTTAGACTTAGCGTATACTGTAGATCTGTTGTCTCGCTTAACTGAATCGATAGAGACGTATATAGAAGACGATAGATGGGACGGAGTAGACGTAATGCATGCAGAGATTAAAGAAGCTAATAGACTGATACGTAAGTACTATAAGCGAATCAATAAACCCCAAGCGGAGGAGTAAACCATGAATCGATATGACGCAGGATACAATAATGATAAGTATTATGAACCAGATGATGAAGAGTTGACGGAGGAGGAGCTAGAAGAGTTGGAGTGTGCTCTTGATGAATCAGATTTTATTGATGAGGATGATTGGCATGATGATTGATAAATATTTTATTACTGGTGTATTAGTGTTTACTGTGGTATACTTTAGCATTCAAGTATTACTTGCTTACTTTGGAGGGTATCTGTAATGAAGAAGCTATATAAGATAATTGATATAGATGGGAGCGTTGTTAGAATATTTGGTTATAAGGAGGAGGCTCTTAAGTTTGCTAATCTTGATAGATGTCTACGGATAGAGACAATTAAGATGATTAGAGAGACAAAGAAGGATAAAAGCTACAGTTGGGCATATAAGATTTTAGGTGACGGAATCGTCTAAACGTGGTACAATATTAGGAGCTATAAAATGAGATGTTATTGTTGCGATAGAGCGTTAAGTGATTTTGAGTCAACTCGTAAAAGTGCCACTACAGGGGAATTCTTGGACATGTGTAATAAGTGCTATAGCACAATCAAGGATGATCTATTGTCAGAGGAACGGTATGACCTATACGATGGAGACGAATCCGAAGAGACAACGGAAGAGGAAGAAAATTATGACGAATAAAAATGTAAAAGAAAAAGTAAAAGCTATTGACAAAGAGGTAAGTATACTGTATACTTTACTACGTAGTTTACTAAGTAGTCTTAAGTAGTTTTATATTATTATTGTTTTCTATATAGTTAACTAAGAAGGAATTAAGAAGATGAGCTGTGTAAATTATGATCAAGACCAGGAGCAAGCACACTACCATTTTGCACTAGGTGAGATTGTCTACTACATTTCACAATACGGAATCGATAGTGTCATGACAGATATCTATGATTACTTGGAGGTAGAGAAGAAGGAAGCATTAGAGAAGGCAAGGAAGGGATACTTAAACCCTGCACTAAGAACCTATGATGGAAAGTTAGTATGAAGACGAATGATTCAATATTCCTTAAGCATATTGAGTGTCCTAAGTGTGGGTCAAGTGATGGGAATGCTTTATTCGATGATGGTCATACATTCTGCTATGTCTGTAAGACTTACGAGAAAGCACCAAGAGCAACGCTAGAAGACTTGGAAGGGCTAGGTATCACCTCCTTTAAACAAACGCAACAGGAAGGTTCTATGAGCTTTACAGAGGCATTACGAGATGTTGAAGCAGTACATGTAGTAGATCGTGGTATCTCATTGTCTACTATGCACCACTTCGGTGCAGGTTCTGATGGTAAGAACTACTACTTTCCCTATGCTGATGCAGATGGCAAAGTAATTGCAGCCAAGGTACGGTCAATGGAGGAGAAGACATTCAGTATCCAAGGTGATTGGAAGCATGCAACACTATTCGGGCAGTCTAAGTTTACCCCTGGTGGACGAGCTATTACGATTACTGAGGGTGAGTTTGACGCACTAGCAGTATTCCAACTAACAGGGTCTAGGTTTCCTGTAGTGTCTATCCGTAATGGGGCTCAGTCTGCACTGAAGGATTGTCGAGCAAGCTATGAGTATCTTGATTCATTCGAGAAGATTGTTATCTGCTTTGATAATGATGAGCCTGGCAAGGAAGCATCTAAGGAAGTGGCTGAACTCTTCGGAGCTAAGGCACACATTTTCAAGCCTAAGAAGGAAGGACTGAAGGACGCATGTGATTACCTAAGCAAGGGATTGAACAAGGAATTCGTAGAGACTTGGTGGGACGCAGAGAAGTATGTTCCTGATGGGATTGTCTCAGGGTCTAGCTTGTGGGAGATGGTTAATCAAGCAGAGGAGAAGGCTGAGGTAATGTATCCGTATCATGGTATCAATGATCTGACATACGGAATCCGTTTCGGAGAACTTGTTACAGTAACGGCAGGATCAGGACTAGGTAAATCTCAATTCCTGCGAGAGATTGTGTGGCAGATTCTATCTAAGACAGAGGATAACATTGGTCTAATGTTCTTGGAAGAATCAGTAAAGAAAACTGCTAAAAGCTTGATGGCATTGGCTGCAAATAAACCATTACACTTACCTGATTGTGAGGTTACAGATGAAGAACTTTTGGACTCGTTTAATCGTACTCTTGGTACTGATAGACTGTTTCTTTTTGATCATTTCGGCAGTACTTCTGTTGATAACATTATCAATCGGGTTAGGTTTATGGCTAGGGGACTTGCTTGCAAGTATGTATTCGTGGATCATGTAAGTATCATTGTGTCTGCTCAGGAATCAGGTGATGAGCGTAAAGCAATTGATGAGATCATGACTAAGCTTCGCATGCTTGTGCAAGAGACAGGGATTAGTTTGTTCGTGGTGTCACACCTTAAGCGTCCTGAATCTAAGGGGCATGAGGAGGGTGCTGCGACTTCGTTAGCACAACTGCGTGGGTCAGGTAGTATCGCACAGTTAAGTGACATGGTGATTGGTCTAGAGCGTAACGGACAGCATGAAGATCCTAATGAGCGTAACACTACCTATGTTCGTGTACTGAAGAATCGTTTCAGTGGACTGACAGGGTTAGCATGTAGGTTGTTATACTCACGCAACACAGGACGTATGAATGAATTACCACCAGAGGAGAATAGTTTATGAAGAAGATTTTACTTGCAGTAACACTGATTATGGTGTATAATATTAGTATGGCTTGCACCACTACTACAATCGTTAACGGAACAAAGATAGTTACATGTACAATATGCCCAACAAGCACAGTCTGCTACTAACAAAATGGTTAGGAACTACCCTATGCCTGATTGGAATTGGTCTGACAAGTTTCAATGTGTATCCTTTGAATCTATTCTTTGGGTTGATTGGGTCATCATTGTGGACTTTAGCAGGTATATTGCAGCAGGATGCACCACTAGTCTTAGTTGAATTAGTGGCTGCAGTGATGTACTTCTTAGGCATCATGCTTTATATTATAAACGCACTACACACACGGGGAATTATATAATGGGTTTGATTCAACTACCTAAAGTAATAGCATTAGTCAATGACTTATCATTGAAAGTTCAGAAGTTAGAGATACAGGTACAGTCCTTGTTAATGGATAAACAAATAACTGAAAGCAAGAAGGTAACTATCATTGAAGATCCTATCGTTAATAAGAAACCAGTACTTAAGAAGTCTGCTTAAATATTGTGCAGTGTTCGTACTTGGATGGACAGTTAAAGGAATTTACCTTGATATTCAAGGACTTACATGCAATGACTTTAGTACTAAGCATGCAGTATGGAGAGGGTTCTTATCAACTAAAGACGGAGACATGCGTTGCTTTTGGATAGAAGATAAGTATCCCTGGAGAGTTAAACAAGGAGTAGTGGAATGAGCTTTGATATTATTACTAAGGAAGGCATGAGAGTTACTCAATGGTTTACTTCAGTGGATGAACTGCTCAAGTCGATGTTAGCTAATCCTAAAGATAGGTACTGGAGAAACTCGTAATGGTATGGATGTGTCCACCACTGCACTTACCTAATTGGAACAACTTATGGAAATGGAAACAAGAAGAGATGACAACTGAAGAATTGATTGAAGCATTAGATCAGCGTTATGGTAATCCTTACGCAGCTAAAGAGTGTGGCTTAATTCAAGAAGCAATTAAACGACTGAGGAAATTAAATGAAGGTAGTACTGGACATAGAGACGAACAGTCAACACAATAAGATTTGGTTAGCAGTTACTAGAGACATTGAGACAGGAGCAGTCGTATCATGGAAGGAAGCAAACGGATTACAAAAGTATTTGGACAACTGCGATTTGATTATCATGCACAACGGAATCTGCTTCGATGCCCCAGTACTGAGAGAGACTTGGAAAGTTACGATGAAGCCGAGCCAAGTGTGCGATACGCTCGTGTTAAGCAGACTACTAAGTCCAAGCCTCGAAGGGGGACATAGTCTTGCAGCCTGGGGTCAACGATTAGGGTTTCCTAAAGATGACTTCAGTGACTGGGATGGTGGACTGACACCAGAGATGGAGAAGTACTGTATCCAAGATACACTAGTAACAGAGAAGCTGTACAAGCATTTAGTATTAGAACTTAAACAACAGAAGTTTGACCAAAGGAGTATTGATCTTGAGCACAAAGTCCAGGCGATCATCGCAAAGCAAGAACGAAACGGTTTTAAGTTGGATGAAAAGAAAGCTACAATTCTTTTGTCTGAATTGCAGAGTAAGTTATCTGCTATTGAAGTCCAGATGCAAAGCATTTTTCCTACCAAAACCATTGAGCGTATCTCCGAGAAAACAGGCAAGCCCCTCAAAGCAAAAGTCGAAGTCTTCAACCCAGGCAGTCGCAAGCAAATTGGAGAAAGGCTCATCGAGAAAGGCTGGAAACCAGACAGGTTCACAGAAACAGGGCAGCCAATCGTCGACGAAGGGACGCTCGAAGGCTTAGATATACCTGAAGCTAAAGCGATCAATGAGTATCTAATGCTCCAGAAGAGAGTAGCTCAAATAGAATCGTGGCTGAAGGCATTAGGTAGTGATGGTAGAGTACATGGTAAGGTGATTACTAATGGTGCAGTCACAGGACGAATGACGCACATGTCGCCTAACATGGCACAAGTACCAAATAGTGGAAGCCCCTACGGAGAAGACTGTAGGGATCTATGGATTGTAGACAAGGGATATAAGTTAGTAGGTATCGATGCTTCAGGATTGGAGTTGAGAATGCTTGCTCACTATATGAGAGATGATGCGTATACAAGCGAAGTCGTTTCAGGTGACATCCATACAGCAAATCAAAAGGCTGCTGGACTTGAGACACGCAACCAAGCGAAGACGTTTATTTATGCATTCCTGTATGGTGCAGGGGATGCCAAGATCGGGAAGATTGTTGGCGGTTCAGCGAAAGAAGGACAAAAGCTTAAGTCTGATTTTCTTAAGAACACTCCCTCGCTTAAAGCACTTAGAGAGAAAGTCAGTCGTATCGTTGCAGACAAGATGTCGATACTCGGTATTGATGGACGTAGAATACAGATTAGGTCTGACCACGCAGCACTTAACAGCTTACTCCAGAGTGCGGGTGCGATTGTCATGAAGCAAGCGTTAGTTATCTTGAATGATGAACTACGTAGGGCTAAGATTGACTACAAGTTTGTAGCTAATGTGCATGACGAATGGCAGATTGAAGTAGAAGAAAGCAGAGCAGAGGAAGCAGGTAAGTTAGGAACTAAAGCTATTGAGTTAGCAGGTAAGGAACTACAAATGCGTTGTCCTCTAGCTGGTGAATATAAAGTAGGTAACTCATGGAAGGAAACCCATTGATGGATGATATAAAAGATTTAGTATTACAGAAGCTTCGTAAAGGAGAAACTGTAGTTGAAATTAAAACAGAACTTCTTGATACACTGAATGAATTAAAGTCAATGGAAGTTTACATTCAAGCAATTAAAGATGCGGACTTTGCACCATGAAGGTAGAAGGAATACCTGGTCACGTAGATCCAATGGTTGTACTAGGTAATGATAACGACCACCTTGTAGTGTATACACATTTAAGTAACGAGATAGCAATTGAATTACTAGAAAGATCCCTGGAAGTATTAAGGTATGAACAAGAATTAGATAGTGAAAGCAGTAGACAGATTCATTAAAACGTGGTATAATATATGTGTAGTAAAACTAAATAGGAGAAATACAAATGGAACAAACTAAACCTTTACCGATTCAAGCTGACATTTTCTGGGCTGCTCTTGATGAGCCAAACAAGTTATCAGGAAAGTATCAAGTAGACTTGAGCAATCTAAGTAAGGATGCAGTTAAGACTTTGATGGACATGGGTATCAACGTAAAGAACGATG